TTGGTTTAGTATCTAGTATATTAAAAAGTGTACCCTTTCCTCTTAATGTTCTTTTAGCCTCTGGAGCAGGAGCAATCGCAAGTGGTGTAATAGATAGTGCTTTGGGTGCAGTAAAAGCAGAAACAGGATTTGAGGGAGTTGTTACTAAGCCTACTTTATTTTTAACAGGTGAGAATAATAAGCCAGAGCAGGTTTCTGTAACACCTTTAGGTGGACAGGCAGGTGGTAGTGGTATTAATATAAATGTACAAGGTAATATGATAGGTAATGAAGAATTTGTAAGAGATGTATTAATTCCAGAAATATCTAACGCAAGGAATCAAAATTTAGCATGAGTTTAAATTTACCATCAGCATTTACCACTAAATCAATTATAAAAGAAAATTGGTTATTTCAGTTATATTATGATGGTGGTAGTAGCTTTCTAGGTTTATCATTCTACGATACAACTGTATCTAGCAACTTTTATCATGGTGCTATAACAAATAAACCAAGTATAAGAGAATCAATTAGTTTAGAAGATTCCACAGCTAAAACATCTAATGTATCTTTAAGTATTGCAAATTTTAAATATAATCAAGATGATTTATCAGCAGAATTATTTGGTGGTACAAGAAAATATATAAATAGAGATGTAAAGATTTACATTCAGCCAGATGATGATGATAATCTTTCTAATTGTTTACTTGTATATACAGGTAGGCTTACAGATGTATCACATAAAGCAGATAAAGTAAATATTAATATTGTAGCTAAAAGAGTCTGGGATAACATAACAGTTCCAACTGCTAAAACTACAGATAATGGTATTTATGTACCTATTAGTTATGGTAATTATACAGAAAATCCTGCATCTACATTTGCATCACCTCAGTTTGAATCAGCTTTAACATCTAAGGCATATAGACCTGTGCCATTTAATAAGATGGATAAAAAGAAAGCATTATATGTAGATGGTGTTTCTACTACCTCATCTGGAGAGTTAGCTGTATATGAAAAAGGTGTAGATGTATTTGTACCTTTAGCAAATGCAGAGGCTAATAATAGTTCTTCTGTGGATGGTACTTTCCATGATAAAACTGATTTATTACAAGTTAGATCATTCCAACAAAGAGCAGACTCAATAGAACTTGTAGGAACAACAGGAAGTACAATTACAGTATCAAATGAAAGTAGGGCAATAGATACTGATAATTCTAATTACGCATCATATTCTGTTTCATTTTTATCACAGGAAACAAGTGCCACAAGAACAGTTGATTTAGGCTTTGGTGTAGCTAGTGGTAAATCAGACAGAAATTATATTACTTTAAAAGATGCAGATGGCGATGTAGTTTTATTAAATGAAGATTTAGATAATTCTGAAACAAGTGTAGATATAGATGATGATGAGGATATACTTGTAAACCATGTTATTAAAGTAGATGATGAGGAAATGGCTGTTACAGAGGTATCATCAGATAGATTAACAGTTAGAAGAGGTTTTGGTAGTAAGAAAGAATCACATGATGATAATGAGATAGTTTACTATGATCAGACTTTAAACGCTGTAGCTATAAAATATCAGATAGTATTTTCAGTTAATTTTGGTAATAATGTTGTTCAAATAGAAACAAAAACTGATGGTGATAATTTATTACTAACTAAAACAAGTAATGTTTCAACAAATACATTAATTAGAAATATTACAAATGGAACAGATAGTATAAGATTAAAAGTAAGGTTTTCAGCTAGTGAAAGTGGTGGATCACCACCTACATTAGTAGCAGAAATAAGAATATATGATGTTTATTTAATTACTCAGAGAGTCTCAGAAACTCCAGAAGATATTTTATATGTAGCTAATGATGGACTTACAGATAATGGGTGGAATAGTAATAGTGCTATTACAGAAATACACGAGGCACATCGTGATTTATTGCATAGACATACATCTTATACAAATTCAAACACTCCTACAAATTGGAGTAGTGGACTTAATATAAATAGTGTAAGAGATTGGCAGATTAGATATTGGATGTTAGAACCCATGCCATTGATTAAAGTCCTTGAAAAGTTACAATTTGAAGGAGGTTTTATTGCAAGGTTTAACGGACAAAATGAATTTATTTATATATTTATACCATCTTCACCTAGTGCAGATTTTACACTTACAAAAGATGATATAACTGATATTGATTTATCTGTTACACCATTCTCTAATATTATATCCAAAATGGAAATAGAATATGAAAAACATCCTGCTGAAAAAAGATATATAAGTAGTGTTACAGCTACAAATTCATCAACTAGAAGTGATTACAATATAGCTAGTGCTGAAAATATTAAAAAGGTAGAATTAGATGCTAATGTATCACAACCATCTTCAGCACCTGCAAACGCATCAGATAAAAATGATGATTTCTATAGATATTATGACCATATACTTGGAACACCTAAAATAATCGTAGATACAATGGTAATTAATCCTACTTATATGGGTATAGATGTTGGAGATATACTTGCTTTTAATACTATGAATATTGATCCGTTTGGTGAGTCTTGGAGTGGAAAGTTTTTTATGGTGGTATCTACTCAAAGATCAGTAGGTACTTTAAAAATTACAGCAAGGGAAATTTAAATGGCAAAAAAGTTTTATTATGATTCATCTAATTTATTAAATGCTACTATTACAGCAGGTACATATAGTAGTGGTAATTTTAACGCTAGTGGTGTAGAAGTAACTAATGAGCATTTTATAATAGATCATTCATTATCACAGGCAGTAACAAGTTTTGATGATGAAGATACTATTAGAATTAGTTTAACATCTAGCAAAGCTGTTGATTTTATTACATGGTATATGTCTGCTAGTGATGCACAATCATTAAAATTCTATTATTCTACAGCATCTGCATCTGGATTAACCGAAGTCGCATCAGCATCTGAAGGTGATTTAAATGCAGGTTGGAATATTGAAACATTTTCATCACAATCAAAACAATATTGGTTTGTAAGAGCAGATAACGGAGCAGTAGATAATATAACTGAATTAATATTAGGTGCTGTGTTGTCGTTTGAAAATCAGCCAGACATAGGTATAGCTACACAGGAAATCTTTGCTACAGACCTAAATACATCGCTTGGTGGAGTAGAATACGCTAATAAGAGACACGAACCTAAGACCACATGGCAACTAAACTTTAGTAATATATCACAAACATTTAAAAACAATCTGGTCAGCTTTGAACAGGATGTTACCAATTTTAAAAAATTCGTGTACTATGATGATTCTAGTTATCATTATGTACGCTTAGACTCACCTATTAAATTCACAGAAGTAGCATTTCAACGATTTAGTGCCTCTTTAAAATTAAGAGAACAACTCAGTTAATATATTACGCTACCGATAACCCATGATGTAACGAATCCTGTCTATCGCTACATTGTGGGTTATTTTTTTTTATTTATTTACTTGCACCTAATTATTGGTATAGGTATCTTGTCATTGATGAGATTAACAAATAATATAAAACTTGGCACAGATATGGGGAGTAACCTTCGGTTAGTCTCATCGCTTACTAATACTTCCCTTGTGCCTACAAAGAAAGATGAGACAATAATGAAATGTAATAAAAAAGTAACCTTAGTTGGTCAACAAAGAGTAATTACAGCCACAAATCTAAAGGGCGAAAAAACTAGTAATTATATACAAAAAGCAAGGTGTTCTAATGGTCACAATAAAACCTATGGTGGTCAAAAACCTTTTAATAATCTTTCTAAAAGATTTCAAAAATGTGGTCATTGGGTAAAGGGGGGTAAGTAGAATGAAATTAATAATAGAGATAGATAACCTTGATTCTATGCGATTAATCAAAAACAATAATAGCATAGAAGAAAAAAATGAATCTATTAAAAAAATGGTAAATGATTTAAATCAAGTGTTTTCAAATGTTAAAAAGAATCTTAATTATAAATCATATTTAAAGAATGATAACATTGACATTTGGATTGAAGAAGAAGGCAGTTGTAATTATTTAATTAAGGGAGGTAGGTAGTATGATTGTTTATTTATATTGCAATGTTTGTGGTGAAAAGAAACACACCAAAGATATTGGTGTTGTTTATGGTAGTCATACCTGCGTAGAGTGTGCTGATAATATGGGTGAGAAATGCCAACAAGTTGGCTTTCAACATTTATAGGGGGTTATAAATGAAAACTAGGCAATGTAAAATCTGTAAAGAAGTTAAACCTCAAACAGAAGAATATTTTTATAAATCTGGTGGTGGTGGTAAAAGAAAAGGAATAGATATAAATGGTAACCCTTATCTAACCCACAAATGCCGAGAGTGTTTTTGGACTCATAAAAAATATTTACCTAGTGGTAGGTTGGAAAACAGAAAGAGACTTAATAATTATAAGCATGATTCTAGCTGTAGCTGTGGCTACTCTTACAAAAGAGATGGTAATAACTTTCACACTAGGGCATTAACATTTCATCATAAGGATGATAATAAAGTAGCTAATATATCTAATATGATGAATTATAGTTGGAAAAAAATATTAGCTGAAATTAATAAATGTATTATAATATGTTTTAATTGTCACATGGCAATACATGGTAATGAATCACATTAAGGAATTATAAATGATAAAATACATACTGAATCTATTTACTAGTGATAGATTAGCAGATAGTGATGACCGAAATGCAGTCATCGAGTGTTCTAGCAGAGACTTAACATTCGATAAAACTATTAGTGGCTATCAAGAGGTATGTAATGAGGGGGTTGAGAGCGTTGTTTTGTTTTCAGATTCTACGGACTTCGCAGGAGTAGATTCTGTTTTTATTGCTCTTAACTCTCTCTCTAATTTGGTAAAATCCAGATTAGGTATAATAAGATTTTTAGCATCTGGTGAAATGGGTGATTTAGATAAAATCCAGATAATGCAGTTATTTGATGAAATAGATAACCAAGTGGAGAAAATAGAACATGATGTCAATCAGCACATTAGACAGCCTAAAAGCCTTTGCCAAAAGAAACAAGAAAGCAATAGGGTGTACAGAACAAGAGTATCAGATGCTTATGATGATTTTGAAGAAGTATCTTAAAATGATTCAAACTAAGAATGTAATAGATCAAGATATTGAAGTGGAACAATTAGAAAAATTAATAAGGTCATTAAATGATTAAGAATGTTAATCACGATTTTAATTACCACGCTGAAATCATTTATGAAACTGAGGAAGGTTTTGCCTTTACTAATGCTATGGGTAATACCATGCAAGAACTGATAGATGACATTAATGCCAGATTCAAACAATATGAAGATAGACAGCCACAATTATCAGAGGTTTTATTTGAACCTAATAATGAAAAAATTAATATTACGAGTAAAATTAGAACAATCTTAAACAAGGGAGAATAATATGATTGATTTTATTTTAGATTTATATGAATATATGATGTATTGGGTAGAGCGTATAGCACCATATTTTATATGCTTTTGGCTTGGCTTTATCGTTTCACAATTAATAAGACTTTAATTAACAAATAAGTAGGAGAGAAATATGGCATTTCAAATAAAGAAAGACCTTCATTTAAACACAGGTATATATCTGAAATTGTTAAGTGATCCAACAACTGCGAAAGTAGAAAAGGATATGTTTGACAAGGAAAGATACACACTTCCTGTTGAGATGGTTGGACACGATATAACAGATGGTTCTGGAGTAAAGTGGTTTCAAAATGATAAAGGTGAATGGGTAGAACTTAAAATTGGTAAACAGACTGATTTTGAGTTTAGTGGTGCATTATATAAGAAGTTGGTAGGTAATGGTTCTGGTACAACAGTTGAGGTGATGCTGAAAGAGATAAATGGCGAGAAAGGTACATACGCAGGATGGAGTGTAATCCCTATGAGTGGTGGCAGTCATCCCTTAGAGGTAATGAATAAGTCTAAAAAGCCTGTAAATGGCAGTTTAGGCATTACTTGGGGTATGTGTGTAAAAGAGGCAACTAAAATAGTATCTTCAAAAAATAATTCAAGGGGGCATATATTTGAAGATATAGAAGATTTTGCAAAAGGCTTAATGGATATAGCTGTTCATGGACTTGCAAGATGGGAAGAAAGCCAGAATAAAAAAGAAGAACCTAAAGATGAGGATGTTCCTTTTTAATGAAACGAACCCTTATTAAGAAGTTAGATACTGCTTGGTCGAATAGAATCAAGCAGTTTGGGATGTGTGAGGTTTGTGGTAAAAATAAACCTTTAAACGCACATCATTTTTATTCTAGGAGTATTAGAGTAGTTAGATGGGATATAGATAATGGATTCTGTCTATGTGTAGGTTGTCATGTATTTAGTTCTAAATTTTCTGCACATAAAACACCTGCTGAGTTTGTAGAGTGGGCAATAGAAAAAAGAGGCGATGATTGGTATAATGACCTTAAAATAAAAAAGAACACACCACAAAAATTCATAGATGCAGATTTTGATAATATAATCGAGGGTTTAAAGTGAGTAGTTTTCAAGAGTCTTTAGTAGTAGGTAAGAAATCTGAAAAAATCGTTTTAAATCGCATAAAACATAAATACCCTAATGCTTATATTAAAGATGGATATTTTAAAGAATATGACATATTTATACCCGAAATAGATACATCTGTGGAAGTTAAGAAAGACTTTAAATCACAACATACAGGTAATGTGGTTGTAGAAATACAAATGAATGGCAAATTATCAGCATTAAGCACTACTAAAGCAGATTGGTGGGTATTTCACTTAGATGATGAAGAATTTATCTTTATTAAACCAGACCAGATAAGGGATATGATCCACAGAGAAAGACTTACACCTGTTGAATTTGTAGGTAAGGGTGACTATGCTAGTAAGATAGCTTACTTGGTTAAAAAACATTATTTGTTTGTATATGGTAGAAATATGAGTATATACAGGGAATCTTATATAAAATGAATACATTAGAATTATTTGCAGGATCAAGGTCATTTAGTAAGGTAGCTGAAGAGTTAGGTCATAATGTATATACTACTGATTCAGAACCATTTGATAAGATAGATGTAGTATGTGATATATTAGATTTTAATCCTTATAAATTACCTTATAGACCAGATATTATCTGGGCAAGTCCACCCTGTACCTTTTTTAGTGTAGCTAGTATAGGTAAGCATTGGAATAAAGACCACACACCTAAAACAGAACAAGCTAAATTAGGTTTACATATAATTAGAAGGACTATACTTATTATTGAAGTATTAAAACCTAAATATTATTATATTGAAAATCCTAGAGGTAAGCTAAGAAAACTAAGTATAATGAATAGAACAGAGAAAAGAAATACTATATGGTATTGTAAATATTCTAATCCTAAAGGTAATGACCATAGAGCAAAACCTACAGACATCTGGACTAATGATCTTAATTGGATTCCAAGAAACCCATGTCATAATGGTAATAGAGATTGTCATCATCAACCTGCACCAAGAGGAAGTCAAACAGGTACACAAGGCTTAAAGAACGCTTATGAAAAATCTAAGATACCACCAGAACTATTTTATGAGATTTTGGAAAATAAGTAATGAGTAATGGTTGGATAAAACTACATCGTAAAACTTTGGATAATCCAATAGTTATGAAAGACACAGACCATTTAGCTGTCTGGATGTGGTTACTGTTAAATGCTACCCATTCAGACCATGATACAATATATGAAGGTGAAAGAATAACACTAAAAGCAGGGCAGTTTATTACAGGTAGAAAGATTATATCAAAAGAGTTAAAAATTAATGAGAGTAAAATACAACGAATTTTAAAAACCTTTGAAATCGAACAACAAATTGAACAACAGACAAACCCTCGATGTCGCTTAATATCAATACTTAGGTGGTCAGACTACCAACTAGATGAACAGCAAAGTGAACAACAACTGAACAACAAACGAACACTAAACAATAAGACTAAGAAGATTAATAATAATATATATGTTCAAGAGTTTGAAAAACTTTGGCAATTAGTACCTAAGAAAGTTAATAAAAAGAAATCCTATCAGAAATATCTACTAGTAGTTAAAAAAGAAAACCACGAAACAATCTACAAGGCATTTAAAAACCAAGTTTTAAATAATTGGAAAGAAACAGATGCTCAGTTTACACCTGCGTTAAATGTTTGGCTTAATGGTGAACGATGGAATGATGATATTATTAAGACTGCACATCAGCCTATAAAACAAAAGAAACAATTTAGAATAATGCCATCCGGTATGTATAGGGGTTATTGTTCTAAGTGTGGTGATACAATGTTTTTAGAGCAAAAAGAACTAAACTTTAGTAGTGTATGTTGTGGGGTTGAATTTGTACCAGAAAAGCCACAAAAGTATGAAGGTAAGGATTACACAGAAGAAACACTTAATCAGATAATGGGAGGAAATGCGTGAATTTATTTAGGGATCAAGTAATCATTAGTGACAGGATATGCACTAATAAGAAGAAAACACAATCACCTATTAAAACAGATAGTAAGTTATTTTTATGTCCTAAATGTAGAAGAACATGGGAGTGGGAAAGAAACTCTAATGGCATAAAGAAACTGCTTAAATATGACCATATACCAAGATATGGTAAAAAGAAACAAATATGTAGAGACTGCGAATGATTATTATAAACTTATATGAGATTATTATTAATTTATTAGCGTTAGGAATGGCTTTAGTGCTTGTGCCTATAGGTTTAATGATATGGTTTTTTATTGGAACAAATTTATATAACTTAATTAAGGATTATTATGGACAAAGAGATTAAAGAAATATTAAAAGAAGTAAGTGAATTATTGTCTGAACAAGGTCACTTTAAATTAATAGATTTAGAAAGAGTTAAGGAATTAAACTCTAAAATAAAAGAATTGCTAGGATAGCAATAACTCTTTTTAATTAAACTTACAGAAAGGATTCTTTTTGTATTGTGGTTGAAAAGATTGACAATGTTAGTGGGTGGATTGGCGTTTACCCACTAGCTATTTTACACATACTAAAGGAGAGTAAACATTGAGACAATCTAAACAAAATAAAATAAATAAAAGAAAGTTGAACGAAGATAATAAAGCACGAGGTAGAACTGCGAGACAGGTGGAAAATATACGGAAGAAACAGGCAGAGAAGAAGAATGGGATAAATTAATGAATAAAGTAGAACCATGCGAAATGTGTGGCAGATATGATGGAGATCATAAAGATAAATGGGATATTAAAGAGTTAGAGAACAATAAAATGAATCTCTTATTAGCAGGTATCTTATTCGCACAAGAGGCTACACACAGGCAAATAGAAATATTTATGGCTAAATACTACATAGGTAGGGAATCTTACGATGATATAGGTAGGGATTTCCAGATAAGTAAACAATCTGTATCTAAAACAATAGATAGGTCTTGCGATATATTAACCAATATTATTAATAGATTAAGTGGTTGACGAATTTGGCACTTTTTTAAGTTCAAAGGTTGACATTTAAAAACTTTTTTTATTTTTTTAACTCTAACAATATTAGAGTTTACATTTTTTACCCCTTTATTTTACCCTCCAAATAGTGCAATATTGGTTGACTTTTACTACTATATATAGAGGCTTGTTATTGTGCCTCACTCGCTATTAGAAGTAATAAGTAGGTTTAACGACCTTGAAAAAGTTAAGTCACTTAATTGTGCATAGGGCGATAGACAGGGAACAATGACGCTAGTGTTGTAGCTACAACTATTAAAATATGTCAGATAGAGGAGTATCATTAAATGTTGAACTAGTAGGTATTAAAAACCTCAAGATTACAGGAGCATGGAGAATTGAGTTTGATGTGTTCGAGGTTGAGACTGAAAAAGTAAAAGATTTGATGGATATGTTAAATAAAGCACTAGCAATGGGATTAGTAGAGCATGAGTAAAGAAATGGAGGTTAAAAGGAGGTCAAACGGACAATTTAAGACTTCTGGAAATCCAGATACTCAGTTTAAAAAAGGACAGATTGCTAACCCAAATGGTAGGCTTGGGGCATTATCAGACATTATAAACGATGTTTTTAAAGAAGTAGAGCAAGATGGAAAGTCTAAAAAAGAGAAGATGATCCGTAAGGCTTACGATATGGCAGTTAGGGGTAACATGACAGCCATTCATTATTTATCAGACAGGACAGAGGGGAAATCCAAAGAGATAAGGGAAGTTACACACAAGGATTCTCTTATCATTGAGTGAGTCAATTCAGAATACAAAGAAAGAATTTTCTCCCACATCAATCACAATGGTGGGATTTAAAACAATTTTACAAGGTTCTCATAGGTGGGTACGGAAGTGGAAAAACCTACATAGGGGCATTGAGATCAATATATTTAAGCTATTTGAATCAACCCCATGCAGGGATGTATGTGAGTCCATCACATGGACTTTCACAGAGAACAATAGTAGTAACATTAAAAGATATTCTAAATAGAAGTGGACTAAACTATACATATAACCAAATGAAAGGCGAGTTCCATATACATAATTGGGATGGTCGCATTTGGCTAGGTTCTGGTGATAAGCCAGATAGTTTGAAAGGCTCTAATTTAGCATGGGCAGGAATTGATGAACCATTTATACAAAAGAAAGAAGTATTTGACCAGATGATTGCAAGGGTAAGGCATCCAGAGGCAAAACAATCAGAGGTATTCTTAACAGGAACTCCAGAGCAGTTGAATTGGGGTTATCAGTTAAGTAATCGTGATGATATAGATATAGGCATTGTATATGGTTCTACCTTAGACAACCTACATCTTCCAGAAGAATATAAACAAAACTTACTATCAGCTTACTCAGATGATGAAATAAAAGCCTATGTACATGGTCAATTTATTAATCTTACACAAGGCAGAGTATATAAAGACTTTGATAGAACTAAGCATATTTCAAAGAGAACTGATTTAAACCACTTACCTGTAGTTATATGCCAAGACTATAATGTTGATTATGCGAGTGCGTTAGCTGTTAGAATGGGTAATGGATGGATTCATGTATTCAAAGAGTATCGCATGAGCAACGCTAATACATACGACATGGCAGAACTAATTAAGAAAGACTTCCCTAATGTATCGGTAGTATCTGATGCCTCTGGTAATGCTCGTAAGAGTTCTGCTGTTTCTTCAGATCATGAGATTATGAAGTCCTACGGATTTAATTTAAAAGCACCAAGAAAGAACCCTGCTGTAAGAGATAGGGTTGCTAGTGTAAACAAACTTATAAGAGAAGGAAACTTTAGCGTAGAAGGATGTCCTAATCTAATTATGGATTTAGAGCAGAATGTCTGGAGGCTTGGAGACATAGACAAAAGAGATATTAAGCAAACACACCTAAGTGATGCTCTTGGTTATCTATGCAATTACTACTTTCCTTTACGCACTAAGAAGGCTATAAGTACAGAATGGTAGAGTTTTTATTAGGTATCGTAGTAGGAATCATTATCACTTTTATATTCTTACATTATTACGGAAAACATTTACATTTAAGAAATAAGTCTGAGATTGGGGAGTTCATACACGAACATATAAAGGCAAATGATTATGCCATATCATAAAGGTTTATAATGGAATTACACGATAAGATAATGCTCCCAGACCTCGGTAAAGAGGCTGTGTTGCGTTCAGTTAAAGATGCAGAATATAGTGCGTTAGATAATACTATAGCTGAGAAGAATACATCATTAGACTTTTACTATAATAGAAACCTTGATGAACATATACAGCAGTATTTCAGCACAGAGTCCTTATCACAGATACCCCCTGTACTTATGTCACTTGTAAAGCGTTTTGCTAAGAGTAGACTTATGTTATTAAAGCAACCTGCTGAAAGATTTATTAATGGTGAGTTTAATGATTACTATAATGAAAAAACTCACAATCTAAACACTAAGGTTAGGGAGTTTGGAGAACTTGCTTGGCTGTTAGGTAGCTGTCACTTACAGAGTATGTATAACCCAAAGACACAACGCATTGAATATAAGATACATCCTATTGTAAAAGAGTATGTATATGATGGTGAAGTATATGGTGTAAGCTATGAGATACATAGAGACTTTAATGGAGATAGGCAGTTCGCTTTCTGGAGTAAGCCTTTAGATGGTGAACAAGGTATGCACTTTCGTTTTAATGTAAATGGTAAGATGATGCCTGTAGGAAATAACTTAGAGATGGTAAACCCTTACAACCTTATCCCATTATCTAAAGTAGAGTTTAACACTAACGCATCGGATGTTACTCGTTGTGCTGTTCATGCCTCTAATGCGTGGACAGAGGTAATGATTGCTACAAGGTTAATGATGGGTTCACCTGTAATTACAGGATTAGATACAGAGATACCACCTTACTTAAAGTTCGGTGTAGATCGTTTGATTGCTCTCCCAGAGGGTGCATCAATGCAGTATGTTTCTCCAAGTGCTAATCTAACTCAGATGATTCAATCTGTTAAAGACTTAATCAATCAAGTAGGTCAGAACCATAGCTTAACAATTAGATGGGGTGAGTCATCTGCACCACCAAGTGGTGAGGCATTAAAGATTCTTTCTGTAGATAATATAGAAACAAGAGAGTCAGACATCCCTGTATTTAGAGATTTTGAACATGATAGATATGAAATAGATAGAGAACTATTAAGCGTACATGAAGGAACAAACCTATCTGATAAGTACAGCGTTGATTACCCAGAGGTTGGCTTTCCTATGACATGGACAGAGGAACGCAACAAATTAGAGTTTATGATGGAACATAATCTTATTACTCGTGAAGAACTTATACGAAAGTTTAACCCAGATATAGATGAGGCTGAGTTAGCTTTAAAGATGGAAGAATTAGAACCAGAGCAACCAGAACAACCTACTAACCCACTACTAGAGGCACTACAGCGTGGCTAAAGATACAGCATCATTACAATATGCTAAAGCTGTTGAAAGAGTACAGCAGGAACTTGTTAAACAGGTTTTTGACTTACAAAAGCAAGGACTCAGTAAGAATGAGATACTACTTGTACTTCAAGGGTTGGACATGGAAGATATTATCCTTAACAAACTAAACCTAAACGCTGATATAGACAGATTGATGCTTGAGTATCAGAATGTACTAGGTGCTATGGAGATGACAGGCACAGTAACAGCAGAGTCATTAACAGCCTTACAAAGAATAGATAGAAACTCATTTGCTAAACAAGCAGGTGTGATGGGTGAACTTATAAAGAAGGAGGTAGCAAGGGGTGTTATTGCAGGTGCTACTGAGAAAGAGATAGCAGATGGCATTTTAAGGGGTGCAGGTGGTGTTTTAAGGGCAGATCAAGCTGAGACATTAGCCAATACAGCACTAAATCAATTTGAACGCAATGTAACAGTAGAAATGGCAGAACTTGATCCTGCTAATGCTACTTATGTTTATCTAGGAATTATAGATGATAAGACCAGAGATATATGTTTGCTAATGGCTAGTGAAGGTTCATTGACTAGAGATGAGATAGAATCTAAATATCCTAATACATTTAGCAATGCAGGTGGATTTAATTGCAGACATAGATGGGCAAGAGAAACATCAAGGTCAGAGCAACTTATTAAACCAGATAGAGCATCATCACTAATACAAGATAAAAAAAGATTTAATCCTGTAACTGTAGAGGGTATTAAGGTTGGGTAAACTAGCTAATATACCAAAGTTTGATAAAGCGTTCTGGAAACAGGTAGGTAATGAAATAACCGATGAGATACGAGTACAGACACAGAACAAAGGTAGGGATGTATTTAATAAGAATTTTAAATCATATAGTAGGGGATATGCAGAGCGTAAGCCAAAACTTAAAAGAGGTGGTACAGGGTTTGGTAGTAAGGTTAATCTTACTCTTACAGGTGATATGATGAATGGATTACAAACAAGGGGATTTACTTCTGATAGTGTAACAATCGGATGGAGTGGTACAAATGCTAAGAAGATACAATGGAATGCAGACATGGGTAGGGCAGTAACAACAAACAGCAAACCACTTAGTAACAATTCAATAAAGATTGCACAACAAGAGGCGAGACAAAGAATTAAAAGAAATGCAGATAAAGAAACTGCAAAGCCTATCAACTTTAAAATAGGCAAATAGATTTCATTAACATGGAGGAAACAATGGAAGAGATAGTACAAGAGAGTGTACAAGAGTTGGCTACTGAAAGCCAGAGTAGTGCAGACAATATAAGTGATCGTGAGTCTGAACTATTGCAGGAAGTAATGCAAAAGAAAGAACGATTACAGAAGGCAGAATCTAAGATTGCTGAACTTGAGAAGATTCAAGAAGTTGAGAGGCAGAAACAGCTAGAGGAAAATGAAGAATGGAAAACCCTCGCTGAAGAAAGAGCTAAACAGCTTAGTGAATTAACTCCTGTAGTGGATCAGTATAAAGCTGAACGCACAGCAGAGAAAGAGAAACTGCTTTCAGACTTCCCAGAAGATGATAGGGAAGAGTTTAAGGAACTTACTTTAGCACAACTAAGGTCAGTTCATGGAAAGATATTAAAACCTAAAAATAATATTCCAAGTGTAGAAACATCTGATTCAACAGGGATGCAAGGTTATGCAACTTTAAAAGAGGCTGTAAAAGACCATGTATCTGGAAAGATTGATAAAACGACTTATGAGCAAATCAAAGAAAAGTTCACATCTCGAATCAGTAGATAGTAACCCCACAACAGGCTTACAGCTTAAAGGGGATATTAAATCTGCGATTACAAAAGATAAGGAACATATCTATATGGTAGGTAATGAAGAAGTACCTTATGAGGAAGGCTTTAGAATGTCTGTAGGACATGAAAAAGTACCCTTTACAGGTATTCGTTCAACCTTCTCTCATATTTCACAAGATAGATGGGATTCTATATTTGGAGAGAAACGGAGTAAATAATGGCAACAGGAGATAGTGGGAATTACGCAGGTGGCTTATTAGAAGTCATTGAGGCAGAGGCTATTCTTAAATTTAGTGAGGCAAGTGTATCTGTGCCTTTGGTAAAGCAAAAGAGTGAACCAAAAGCAGACCAGATTACATTCATGGCTTATAACGCAGGTAGTAATAAGGTAACATCGGCAGATGTAGCTAACACAGCAGAGGGTACAGTAACCCCATCTACTGCTTTGGATTCAGAGAAGAAAACAATCACCTTAGATATGTATAGTGTAATGCTACCTATCTATGATGAGGCTAAACTATCAAACGCTGATGATGTATATGCAAACGCAGGTGCATTGGCAGGGAATGCAATGGCTAGTAAGTTAGATGCGTTAGTAAATGCTAACTACGATAATTTTAGCAATGCTGTAGGTGGTGCAACAACTACAATTAATGTAGATCACTTATTTCAATGTCTTGCACATCTAAAGCAGAACTCTGCTCCCGGACAACCTAACGCTGTACTAGAGCCTAGACAGATATGGGGTACTTATGGTATTCATAATGACCTTATTACACAGGCTCAGTTTGCAGGTTCTGGTGTACAGGATGAAGGTGCTAGAAGTGGTTTTGTTTCTAGGATTGCAGGTATTGCAATACACTCATCACCAGAGCTTACTGCAACTGTTAGTTCTGGTACTGTATCATCTGTAAAAGGTGGTGTGTTTGTACAGGATGCTATCGGATTCGGTTACGCAGGTGAGATGATGAGAGTTGAAGAATACAGGGAAGGTTCTTTCCTACGCTCTAACATTGTGGTATCTAGTTTCTGTGGTTCTACAGAAATCATAGATGGCTATGGTGTTGAAATGATCTCACAGATCACAGCTTAACAGCTTACTTATCAATATGGGGGGTGGGCAACTGCCCCCCTGCTTAACATAAAGATTTAAAATATGCCAGAAAGTATAAATAGTAAGATAAGAGAACAATACGACCACGATGATAGTGGTGGATCGTTAGACACTAATCAAGGGGATTTTTTAGATTCAGAAGGTGCATCTGGTACTTCCAACAATACGAAGTGGAGGAATTGGGCAGAAGGTACAGGCACAAGTTTAAATACAAGACTTTTTCATAAACATGGGGGTTCTGGCTCATTCAATACCAGATGGAAGAATTGGATTGCATTTGGTTCAACCCATTCATTCAATTTAGATGGTTCTAATGATTATTTATCTTTTGACCAAGATATTGCTGTATCTGGAGATTTTAGTATTTCTTGGTGGATGTATGTAACAGATGAAACTCAAGGATTTGCACCATTATTTTATAAAGCAGGTAATTATGTTTTGTATTTTAGAGATAATGGGGATTTCTTATTAAGAATAAATAGTTTTAGTGGAGAAACATTTAGCTCTGCAAGTGTTGTTTTAGAAAATCAATGGCATCACTTTGCATTAGTTAGGAGTGGTAGTAGTGTTGATTTATATGTTGATAAAACATCTATTGATGATACAAAAACTATTTCTGGTGGTAGTTTTACATTTAATCAAATTGGATTTGATAGTGGTAGTAGTTACTTAGACGCTTTAATTGACGAAGTTGCAGTCTGGAATACTGCTTTAAGTGCCTCAGATGTCACATCTGTCTATAATAATGGGAAAATAGTTGATCTTAGTAAATCAGCATCATACGGAGTAGACAGAACAGCCAACCTTAAATTGTGGTTACGCTGTGGAGATAAGGTAGAACCAGAAAGTGATGCCTCAATCGCCAGAAGTGACTTCTATACTGATTTTGATGGTACGGATCATTTTGTGAGTGTTGCAGATAACGATGACTTATCTTTTGGTAGTGGTTCATCAGACACACCATTTAGTATATCTGCATGGATTAATCCTGTTGATGCTACAAACTTTACAATAGTATCAAAGGGTGTTTTTAATACAGATGCTGAATACATATTACAATTAGATGGTTCTGATAAATTATATTTAGGTTTATATGATGAAAGTGTAGATAATACTTATGAAGGTGCATATTTTAATACTGCTTTAACAAGCTATCAAAACTCTTGGTTTCATGTATGTGCTACATATAATGGTGTAGGTGGAACAAGTGCTAATGCAGGTATAAAATTATATATAGATGGTGTTGAAAAATCAACATCACTAACTGGTGGTGGTACTTATGTAGCTATGGAAAATTTAGGTGGAGAGTTAGAAATTGGAAGAATTAGTTCTACTTATGCAAATGGTAAAATATCCAATCTTGCTCTTTATAAGACTCAACTCGATTCTCAAACCATTTCACAGATGGCAAAGTCGAGGTTTAGTTTTGTACGAAATTCGAGATTTTCTGTAGTGGATTTTGATGGTAGTAATGACCATATAGATTGCGGTGTAGATGTACATGATTTTTCAAGTGGGGATTTTACTATTAGTGGTTGGATTTCTCACGATACAGCAAATTCTGCTAATGCAGGAATAGTTGGAGTAAGAGATAGTACAAATACAGAAGTACAACTTTATATAAGTCCCGCAGATAATAAAGTTTATAGTTGGAATGGTAGTACCAATGTAGGCTCTACTACAGCCATAGCAGATGAAGTATGGACTCATGTAGCAATGGTTCAATCTGGCAGTAATAAAAAGTTTTATATAAATGGAGTTTTAGATAATACTGCATCTCAAGGACATGGAACTGCAAGACCAGCTACATTTAAAATTGGTTGGACAGGTTCTGGAGGTGAGTATTTTAAGGGTAGTATATCTAACATTTCTGTTTACAATGTAGAAAAATCAGCAGATGAAATCTACGCTATCTATCAGCAAGGTATTACTTATGATGAATCTTCACTTAGTGGACTTCAAGGTTATTGGAGAATGGGCGATGACACATCTGCATCATATCCTACTATAGCAGATTCAAGTTCTAACTCAAACGATGGTACTATTACAAATGGTGCATCAGATGACATAGTACAGCAAATGGTTGCAGGTTATGACATGGGGGCATTTGAGAGTAGTTCAGAAGAGTTGGGAGCAGAAAGATTTGGTGATCCAACATTCAGTAGTGATTTATCAGAAGATACAAATGATAGTAATTGGAGAGTTCAATTATCTGGACTTACTATATCTGATGGTAGGTTAAGATATTCAGATAGTGGCATTGCTTATTTATATGCTAAAAAAGACAATTCTGATGTTGTATTAACCTTAAATAAATTATACAAACTTGTTTTTACTATTTATGACAATACAGCAACATTTGCAATTAATACTTATAATGGTGGTAGTGTTGCAGATGCTCTAGTTTCTAATGCAAGTCATAGTGTTGGAACACATACTTTTTATGTGACACCAACAAGTGCACATACTCAACTTAGGTTATTAGTAAGTAGTGTATCATCTTCATTTAGTATGGATGATTTTTCAGTCAAAGAAGTCCTCCAATCAGCAGACCTAAGTGACTCTTACCCTGCCATAATCGATGTAAATGAGCCTGTTCTTGGAGCAGAGTTAATTACTAATGGCACATTTGATAGTAATATTACAGGGTGGGGGAAAACTCATATAAGTTCTACACCAGATGTAACTTATAATAATGGTAAAGCAAGAATTGCTTATTCAAGTTCTGGAAATACTATAAACATAGGTATTAATACAACTACTAATCCTTTTAGTGGTATTACAGGAATTGTACAAGTAACAGGGAATATTCAGATTGTAAGTGGTTCAATAGCAAGTAGTTCATCTTTTAAAGTTTATGAAACAAATACTGCAAATAAAGTTTCTGTTACTTTAGATGCAAATGGAGATTTTACTGCTTACATAATAGTTGGTTCAAATCAACAATTAGGTATATTTGCCTCTGCTGATGTTTGCACATTTGAAGTTGATAATATTACTGCAAAGCAAGTAAGTGGCAATGTCGGCACAATGACCAACCAAGACTCTGCTGATTTAGTCTATTCCTCAGTTCTGCCAGACCAATCCTTTCTCACAGGGGTAAACTCTGCGTATAACTACATAGACTTGGATGGAAGTGATGAATATATTGCCTCAAGTAGCAATATTGGAATAAGTGGTTCTAATGCTTTTACAATGATGTGTTGGTTTAATTTAGATGCAGTAGACGCTTATCAAACTCTAACATCAAGTGGTGCTGTAAGTAGTGGAGCAGAAAATACTTTTTTAGTATATAATACAAATAAACTTGCTTGGAACAATCAAATAGGTGCTAATGATTTTCAAGTGACTTCTGGAACTACTTTTGCAACAGGAACTTGGTATCATGGGGCAGTCACCTATGATGGAAATACAACTCTTAAGCTATATGTAAATGGTGAAGTTGAGGGTACAAAAACGGATGTAAATACATCAACATCAATAAATATAACTAATAGTGCTTTAAATATTGGTAGAAGAAATGATAATTCATTATATACAAATGGACAAATAGGGCAGGTTGCAGTATATAATAAAGCACTTTCAGCAACAGAAGTCGGTGCAATATACACTTTAGGCAGACATGATAACTTACTTGATAGCTACTCAGATAATTTAAAAGGCTATTGGGCAATGTCAGCATTAGATGCCTCAACAGGATTATCTGATGTCGGTAATGGCACTATATATGATCGCTCTGGTCAAAGTAATCATGGAACTGCTACCAATACAGAGGCATCAGACTTAGCAAGTTCACCAAACGCAGAACCTAATGGTTATGCAAAAGGTGATACAAATCGTTCAACAACAACACCTTAAAGGAATTAATTATGAGTGAAGAAGTAACAAACAGATGGTCAGATGACTATAGTGGTAGATGGGCAGGTAGGGCATACTTAATTGTGCCTGTAGCTGATATTGATTCAGCAGATGCTCCTACAGACTCAAATACAATCGCACAGATAAAAGCATGGATGGATAGCTATGGCTATGAATATACCTCGGATATGAGTAAATCAGACCTATTACAAGCCATTCCTGTATCAAATGCCTTTATTGCTAATGCAATACAATCAAGTAAAGACACATTACGCAAGAATAATGGAGATGATGGAGATAGTACCAAAGCACTACTAAAGTTTGCTTGTGATAATGATGCAGATAATGATCCTAGCGTATTCAGTTCTTACGATAAACTAAGCCATGCTCAAGTGATGTCGGTATTAAGTGGTAGTGAGTGGACTTCATCTATTGAGTAATATGTGCAGTTGTATTTATAATTGTATTTGCAGTAAGAAAGGTAATAGCCTTGCTGAGTTCGCAGTTACTATGGCTATCATGGCTACTTTGGCAACTACCTCTGCTCCTGCTTTTAGTCGTATCGGTGAGGGAGCTAAAGCTAAACAGACTAAGGCAAACCTTGAGAAGATTGTTAAGGCATCTCAGATGTGGTACAATCAACAAGTAGAAGTGAATGGCATGGGTAAGTTCCCAAGTCAGCCACATAGAACTGTAAGCATAGGTGAGGTTATTGATTACAATGATAATCGTAGAATAGAAGTAGATGAAATATTAGATGGTACTTATGTGCCTGTATTTAGTGATACTAGCTTTCTACATCTATTTGATAATGATACAATTAAGTCACCTTATCAAGAAGGACAATACTTGTATGCAATTATAGGTGGTTCTGGAACAGGCAATGCAATCGTATCACCTATATTTGTTGTAGTAGATCAAGAAAACCCAGAAGATTTTTACAAGTATTACAAACCATGATTAAAAACACCTTAATAAGAATAGCAGGGGCATTAGTGTATATAGGAATTATTTGTTTATTAGTATCGACAGCAGTTAGCTGTGAAGATGTTTACATCTGTGAATATGAATTAGATGTTTAATGGAAAAAAACAAGGGAGCAAGGTCATATAGGGCAGAAGTAGTAGGTTCTGATTCAATGGCAATCACATTGAATTTTAAATTTTTACTTAATCTATTTGCAATCTTTGGATCACTCATATTTGCTTATACAACCATAGAAAAAAAACTTTACACCATAGAAACAAAATTAGAACAACAAAGTGAACGTATACAAAAACTTGAAGAGAAACATGAGAGAGAGATTGAAAAACTTGAATCTTGGTACGAAAAAGCCAATCCTCTTAGATGGGGTAAATCTCGAAAGTAGTGATGTGTCACATGAATTTTTTATTAATAGGGAATTAAGATATAAATGACTGAGTTTATGGAATTGTATAGTGAAGGTGGAATGGTTGCTGTGGTTGGAGCGATGTTTATGTTTCTTGTATATAGCATGAATACAAGATCAAGCCAACAGGCTAAATCATTAGAAGATTTAAAGATAGAAAATCAAGGGCAGTCTAAACAAATATATGAGATACTTAAAGAAACAGAAGAGGCTAAACAGATTATTATTCGTCTTATAGATAGATTTAATAAATCTGATGATACATCTTTAAGACATAGAGAAGATATTATAAGAGAACTATCAGACTTACAGGAAAAAGTATCTTACTTATCTGGTAGAGTAAATGGGAACGCTAAGTAATGCCAGAACCTAAAGGCATATCAGATTCAAGTAGTTTAAAAATCTCTCTACCTATGATTATACAGGCAGTTGGGTTTATTGGTGCGTTAGTATATGGCTATGGACAATTAAACACTAGATTACAATTCTTAGAGGTTGAGAGTCAGCGTACAGCAAGTTATATCAAAGAAATGAAAGATGCACAGGATGATCCTATACCTTCTGATGTAAGGCAGGATATTATTTTGGAATTTATTTTAGAAGATATTGAAGAGTTAAAGGAAAATCTTTAATGGATAGTTTAAAAGTATCATTTGCAAGTTTATTTAATTATGGTTTATCACTATCAGAGGTAAGTTTATTCTTACAATGTTTAGTGGCTATTATGACTATTATTTATTTAGGATATAAAATCAAAAGGGAGTTATAGATGTTGAAAAAAGTAGTATTAGCAAAGATTATAGACAAAGCTAAAGACCACATTGTAGAAGAATATCAAGATGAGTTTATTGGTTATGTACAATCAGATGAGTTAAAAGAAGAATTAGCTACAAAAATAAATAAGAAATTAAATCTTCCTTTCTTAAATGAAGAGCAGGAACAGGAACTGTTAGAAAAGTTAATAGATTGGGTTACTGATATACTTGAAGATTTAGCTAAAAAGTAATGGCTCGTGATCCTAGAATTAAACGCTTTGGTCTTAAGGGTTTTAACAAACCTAAAAGAACACCACGACATAAAACTAAATCGCACATGGTTCTGGCTAAAGTTGGCACAAGGACTAAGTTAATAAGGTTTGGTCAGCAAGGGGTAAGAACTAATCAAACTCCTGCACAACGCAGAGCATTTAAAGCTAGACATGCTAAGAATATAGCAAGGGGCAAGATGTCTGGAGCATATTGGGCAAATCGTGTTAAATGGAGTCCATCTAAAACTAGGAGAAAATAATGCCTTACGGAAAGGGTACATATAAAAAGAGGGGTAGACCTTCTAAGAAGAAAAAAACAATGTTTAAACCTATTAAAAGAAAGAAAAAGTAATGCCAAAATTTGGGAACAGGTCAAAGCAAAGAATGGTAGGTATTGATCCTAGATTAAGAGAGGTCTTAGATAAACTTATTGATATAATGGATGTTACTATTATTGAAGGCATAAGGTCACCAGAAAGACAGGAAGAATTACTTAAAAAGGGTGCTACTAAGACTAAATATAGTAAACACCTTGAAGGTAAAGCTGTAGACCTTGCACCATATCCAATAAATTGGGAAGATAGGGAGCGTTTTCATTATATGGGTGGTATGATAAGAGGAATAGCAAAGCAACTAGGTTACTATGTTAGATGGGGTGGGGATTGGGATTCTGATGGTGAAATTAAAGATAATAAATTTGATGATTTGGTTCATATAGAGATTCTATAATAATTGTTTAATTATTGTGTAAAAATAGACCGAGTTTGTGCATTTAGCACTAAAGAACAAGATTTTAGTTATTGTGGGTTAGCCACAAGTGAAAATAGGATAGAACTTTTAAGTAAATGTCCTAAAAAACCTAAAAAAAGGTGGGGGAGAAGATAGTTTTTTGAAAAGAGCAATAGTAATACCAGACCAACACTTTCCGATACATGATCAGAGTGCTGTAAATGTTGTTTTACAAGCCTTAGAACTTATAAAACCAGAAATATTTATAAACTTAGGTGATGTGGGAGAGTGGGAACACAGCAGTCCGTTCAGATATAAAAAGGTTAAGACACCACCATTAGAGTATCAACTACCTTTAATTGATGAAGAGATTAAACAAGTCAATGAAGGTATAGATCAGTTTGATGCTGTACTTGATAAAATAGGGTGCGTAGAACGCTATATTTGTGCAGGAAATCATGATGAGTGGCTTACTTATGGGTTTGTTGAGAAATACCCATATATGAAGGATTACACCTTTAGAAAAGCGTGTAGATGGGATGACAGAGGTTATAAATACTTGAGTTACAATCAACCTTTAAAATTAGGTAAAGTTAATTTTATACATGGAGCATACGCTACTACATATCATGCGAAGAAACATCTGGAGGCTTATGGAGCTAACATTATATATGGGCATACCCATGATATACAACGCCATTCGCTTACTAAATTGGATTCTGGTACAATAGGAGCGTGGTCTATGGGTTGTTTAAAGGATATGAGTGCAGAAAAAAACAAATGGCTAAGAGGTCGTTTACATAATTGGAATCATGCGTTTGGTATTGTTACATGGTTTGATAAACCTAGAGGAAACTTTCAAGTAGAAACTATTGAAATAGTAAAAGGACAGGCAACTGTCTGGGGAGAAGTAATAAATGGATAAGAATACAAAGTTTATGCAAGTATTTAACGAAGAATTAGAGTTAGCAAATACATTTGATAGCTTAAATAAGTGTATAGAGTTATCTAAAGAAATATCATTAACAGATTTAATATCACCAAGTTCTAGGACTACAGGCGAGTTAGCTGAACTTATTTATAGGTTACAGAACTTAACAGAGTTTGAAGTTTTAGACTTTAACCATAACGAGGCTTAAATGAGTACATACGAGGCATCATATTGTTCACAGGCTGATGTTGCTCAAGTTTTACCAGAGATGGCAAAATATTCGCAACGATCTATATTACCACCGAATTGGGTGGCTAGTGGAACAAGTCATTTATTTTATAACTACTCAGCAGGTTCTGGGTATTCTGTACTATTTAAAGATGGGCAGGACTTAGGTGCTGAACATGGCTCACAACCATCATCAGATAATCAATGGAGATATGTAGAGGCTGATGGTAGGTTAGAGTATTACATAGGTGGTGGAAGTGCAAATACACTTAACGGAAGTGTCTGGGAGTTTGGTGAGGATCAAGATGCTAACCTTACTAAAAACATCTCAAGGGCGAGTGATTTTGTTAGAAGTATGGCAGGGATGCCGATATACCCACGCAAGGGAGTCGGAAGTGCATCAGCAACAGGGAATGATTACCCAGAAATAATTGTAATGAGTACAGCACACATGGTTGCATCCTTTATTACTGCACCTTATGATGATGAACTATCTGAAAGATTAGCTAGTAAGGTATCTAACCCAGAGGGAACAGGTTGGTTAGATATGATTCGCAGAGGTGAGATAAGCATAAGCCAACAAGAATCCTTACAAAAGAATAAGGGGATTGTAAGAAGGGTATCAGTAAATGGTTCTACAACCTCAGATATTGTTGATGTGCGTGGTAGACCTACAGCTAGGTGGGATTTAATTAAGATAAAAATCACAACAGCAGGTACACTTACCAGAGGAACAGAATCCACAATTAAATACTCTACTTTTGGAAGTAGTTCAGAAGGTCTACAAGTAGATGAGATGGTAGAAGATGAGATAGTAACAGGTGGATGGGATCATGTCGGTAGGGGTATGTATGTACGCTTTTCAGCAGGTGTACTTACCTTAAACGATACTTGGGAGATGGAAATATCTGGAGAGATAGGGCAAAGTGACACACCAATTAAAACAGCTTATATAGAACGAATATGATAGATTACTCTAATAAGATATTTGAAGTAATAGACCAAGTTCATCACATTGTGGCGAAAGAGATGGCTTTGCCTATCTATATGGATGGACATCAAGGAAATCATTCTGTATATATAGAACCTATCAGCGATAATCTGCTAGAGATACTCACAAATGGGCAAAATAGGCAGTACACAGTCTTAATATCGTATGAACTTACATCTGGTGGCAATTACACAGAAAACACCTTTAAACAGGTTGCAAATGTAGCAGAGCATATTAAGCGTTTATTTGCACCAGATAACAATGCAAACAATAATGCAGTCTGGTCTGGTGGTGAGGTTGAATCAGTTGAATATCAAAGAGATGAAGAAGATGAAACCAAAGTAAGAGCATTAATAACTTTTAGTTGTATAGGATATGAGGTAACAAATTGAAAATAAAATTAATAAAAGAACCTATTAGAGATGCTTTAGGTATCTGTTTTAATAAAGGTGCTTATGATCCAGAAGTTGTAAAACAGCTTAATGATGGTGAAGAGGTAGAAGTTGAACGGATTCCGAAAAAAGCTGAAAAATATGTTAAAGAAGTAAAATTAAAACCTAAAAAAAAGGATAAGAAATAATGGCTATAGCAACACAGGCATTTTCTCCAAAACAATTCTCGTTCCTAATTGCAGAGCAAGATGATTGGGGAACATTAAACCCTAATAGTGGTGGTTCACCAGATAACCCATATATTGCTCTTGATGTGGATTCAATCGGTACTCCATCTTTAAATGTTAATCAAGGATTAGAGCATCGCTCTGGAAGTCGTGTCTTACAGGCTACAGACTTTTTTCAAGATATTAAAGGCTCTGTAAAAGAGTTTAGTGTATCTGGAACAGCAACAACTGAAGGACTTGATTTATTACTTAGTAATATAACAGGAAGTGCAAGTGTACCTTATTCTGTAGCAAGTAATGCAGGAACAAGTACATTAACATCTGCAACTGTAAACCAAACAGACCAACAGCTTTTATCTGTAATCTATAAGTCAGCTTATGGAACTAATGCAGATTTAGCATTTAAAGATGTTTTATGTACTGCTCTTAGTTTTAATGGTGATGCAAATACAGAAGGGGGCAGAATAAAGTTCTCTGCTACTTTTAAGACAGGAAGTCTAGCATCAGATTTAACAGGCTCTACTACTACAATAGACACAGCTATAACTGCTAATAACTACTATATGAGTAATTGGGATGCTGATGACAGAATAATAGCAGGTCACGCTGATGTAATACTTTCATCTTTTAGTTTAAACATTACAAATGATGTTGAATTTGTAGGACTTACAGCAACAGGGTTTGAAAGTGTAACAAGGGCAGGTGAAATAAGTGCAACAGCAGAGTTTACTTGTGTGTATGATAGTAATACTTCAGCAATGTTTGAAAACTTTAATGACCAAGTAACAGGAGCATCTGAAGGTGCTACATTAATGGCTACTGATACAACACCATCTAATGGTGAGTTTGAGTTTAAGTTTGCTAGTTCAGTTCTTACAGATGTTAGCTTTAGTGATGCAGGTTTAATGATGTTAAACGCATCTGTTAAGGCTGTAGGTGCAGGAATTGGTTCTAGCACAGCACTATTTGAAGTAAGCTGTTAATAGAAGGGGGAGGAAATGAAGATAGAAGTAGATGGTTACACCATTCAGATTAAGCCTATTAACTATGTTGATAGGTTAGGATTACAGGGTGAGTTTGCAGATGTATATGCTAATGGAACAGATAATGTCTCACAGAAGGCATTTAATCTATTATTAGGACATACAGCAGAGATTGCCTTTAACAACCCAGATACAGCACTTGAAGAATATGATTATGAAGTGCAGTTGAAGATACTTACTAATATAATGAGTGAGTATTTAGGTCTGAGTGATAATCAAAAAAAATCCGATGGGGTTTAAGTTATGCTGTGTGGTATTGGTTTTTACAGCCAGACGAACACGAGCAATTAATCCTCCCCTACTCATGCTTGAACCCCATCACTCGGAAAACAAGGGATTATAATACTATAGATGATATTTGGCAAACAATTAAAGATGTCGTTGATGCACATGATCCAAAGCGAACTCTTGGACAGGAATTATACTATCTTGTGCCATTATTTGCTAATCCTCAATATGTATTGGATGAACATCACTTTGCTATTATCAATGAATATCACTATGTCAAAGACTATAATATTCCACTTGGAAAAACACTTAATAAAACTGATGCAATTAAATTGGATTACTTTACTATCATTAAGAATGAACTCGCATCAGTAATAAGACATAAACAGGAAAAAGATGGCAGATCAAAAAGTTAATATAAAAGTAACAGCACAAGGTGCTAAAAAAGCACAGAACGAATTAAAGGGTGTATCTGGTGCTATTGGTAAAATGGGCAAAGCTGTTGGGATTGCATCTACTGCTTACTTTGGTGCTAAAGGTTTAATAGCAGGTTTTAGTTCTGTTATTACATTAGCAGGTGAGCAAGAACAAGCAGAAAAAAAGCTAGAAGTCGCTTTAGGTAAAACATCAAAGTCTTTATTAGACCAAGCAACAGCACTTCAAAAGATGACCACTTTCGGAGATGAGGCAATAATAGGTGTACAAGCATCTATAGGTGCATTTATAAAGAATGAAGAACAAATAAAAAAAGCTACTTCTGCAACTTTAGATATAGCTGTAGCTATGGGAATGGATTTAAAAAGTGCAGGTGATTTAGTTGCAAAAACATTAGGATCATCTACAAATGCTATGTCTAGGTATGGAATAGAGGTAAGTGGTGCAGTTGGGAGTACAGAAAGATTAGAATCACTTACAAATAATGTTGCTAGGCTATTTGGTGGACAAGCATCAGCACAGGCTCAAACACTTGCAGGTTCTATAGAGCAAATGAAAAATGCAGTAGGTGATGCAGGAGAGGCTATAGGTAGCTTACTTGCTCCTGTAGTAATAAGCGTTGCAAGTAATATAGCGTCTTTAGCCAATGCAACAGGAAGTTTAGTAAATAATTTTTCTGATATTATAGATGGTAATTCTTTAGCATCTGCTGAATTTCAGTTGTTAAATACACAAATGGAAGATTTTAAAAAAGTTACTGATGAATTAGGATTTTATTCATTACTTGAAATGAACAATCAAATTAATGATTTATTAAGTACCATGCCTATAATAACTCCAGAGGTTCAAAAGTTAATGGATCAGCAACTTATATTAGCGGAAGCAATGAATAAGTCAACAAAAGAAATAAAAAAACAGAAATTTGAATTAGATTTGGATGCTGAAATTGAACAAGGTTCTAAATTAGCTGATTCAACTATGAATAGAGTAAAATCAGAAATGGAGTTAGGTAGAATAAAAAAACAGAATTTAGAAGAAGAATTGCGAGGTGCAATACTTTCTGGTCAATCTGCACAAAGTGCTATGAAGTCTATAGTTAGAGCAGAGTCAATGGAGGCTGTAGTTGGTTTAGTATCTAGTATATTAAAAAGTGTACCCTTTCCTCTTAATGTTCTTTTAGCCTCTGGAGCAGGAGCAATCGCAAGTGGTGTAATAGATAGTGCTTTGGGTGCAGTAAAAGCAGAAACAGG